AGCATTTAACATTGTATTCTTGGACGAGTTTGCGTTCGTTCCAGCCAACATTGCCAATGAGTTCTTTAACTCTGTTTACCCTGTTATCTCATCTGGTAAGACAACAAAGATTATTATTGTTTCTACACCAAACGGTATGAATCTATTCTACAAACTGTGGATGGATGCTGTCGGTAAAAAGAACGGATACAAGACATTCGAGATTCACTGGTCAATGGTACCTGGTCGTGATGAAAAATGGAGAGAAGAAACAATTAAGAACACATCTGAAGAACAGTTCAGACAAGAATGTGAATTCTTGGGTTCTACCAATACACTTATCTCCGGTTCTAAACTTGCACAGATGGTGTACAAAGAACCAATTGCCAAGCATGAGTTACTATCAATTTACGAGTACCCAATTAAAGGTGATGAAGAACGTTCAGCAGATCACATCTATGCAATCACAGTTGACCCTGCTGAAGGTAGAAACATGGACGCATCATCGTTCTCGGTGTTTGATGTATCTTCAGTACCATACAGACAGGTTGCAAAGTACAATTCTTCATCAATTTCACCAGTCTTATTTCCTACAGTAATTTACAATACAGCCAGACTGTTCAACGATGCGTATGTTTTGGTTGAGATAAATAATACACCACAAATTGCTGATACTTTACACCAAGATTTAGAGTATGAAAACGTAGTAAAGATTGAAACGGGAAATAAGAAAGCACAAGCAATGGGTACCGGCTTCGGCAGAGGTATTCAACTGGGTATTAAGATGTCACCCCAGGTTAAACGAATTGGATGTTCAAATCTAAAGACTTTAATTGAAAACGACAAACTAATTATTAACGATTTTGATACCATCTCTCAGCTAACAACGTTCGTTTCAAGTATGAACAGTTTCAAGGCTGAAGAAGGTTCGAATGATGACATTGTTATGACACTGGTCATCTTTGCATGGATGACAACTCAACAGTATTTCAAAGAGATTGTTAACCATGATCTTAGAAAACAGATGCAGTTAGAGATGTTAAATCAATCAGATGAGGAATTGCCTTCTTTTGGCATCTTTGATGATGGAAACAACAGCAAGTATATCGTGGAGGGTGGTGATGTTTGGCTGAATAAGGAAGATTCGGAAAATATATCTTCGTTTTTTAGAGCATAACTACAAAACCTTCATTTAATAAATAGATTATAGGTTATTGCCAAAGTAACAGTATAATAACAAGGAGATCAAAATGGCATTTCAAATTTCTCCAGGCGTAAACGTATCAGAGGTAGACTTAACCACAGTCGTTCCTTCGGTATCTACTACGGCCGGTGCATTTGTTGGTGACTTCCAATGGGGTCCAGCAGAAAAAAGAACACTCGTAACAACAGAAAATGAATTAGCATCAGTATTCGGACAACCTTCTGCCAATACATCGGCAGCTTCAGGCGTAGCGAACACAGGTGTATCTTTCTTTTCAGCCGCAAACTTTTTAGCATATGGTAACAATCTCCAAGTTGTTCGTGCTGTAGGTTCATCGACTATCAATTCAACAACAGGTAACACAGCAATTCTTCTAAAGAATGAAGATTCTTACGATAATGGTTTCACTGCAAACTCTTATCACGGAACTTTCGGTGCTCGTTACCCAGGTGCATTAGGAAACTCATTGAAAGTTTCTGTATGTACAGCTAATGCAACAAACGGTTTTGCATCTTGGACATACAAGTCTAGTTTTGCTGGTGCTCCAAGCACAACACCATATGTTTCATCATACGGTGGCGCAAACGACCAGATTCACATTGCAGTTATCGATGAAGACGGTTTGTTCACAGGAACAAAAGACACAGTTTTGGAAGCATTCTCTTATGTTTCTCAAGCACCAGATGCAGTATATGATGATGGTACTCCAGCATATTGGAAGACTGTTATTCGTAACAATTCAAGATACATTTATGCATTGAATAATACTGCCGCTTTCTCTGCTAACACAGACGTTGATGCTTCTGCTGGAACAGTTTACACACCAGCATTCGGTACAACTACTTCAAGCATGACACTTGGTGCATCTTCTGCCGCTGTAGCCGCAAACGTTCAAACAGGTCTTGATCTGTTCTCTAACAAAGATGAAATCGATATTTCTCTGATTGTTACTGGTGACGGCTTAGATACAACAACACAAAACTATGCAACTAACATTGCTAAAACACGTATGGATTGCGTTGCTTTCGTATCTCCACTACAAGGTCAAGTTGTTGGTCAATCTGCTTCTGCCGCTACTACTGCTGTTGCCGCTTGGGCCGCTTCATTAACTAGCACAAATTACGCTTTCGCAGATTCTGGTTGGAAATACCAATACGACAAATACAATAACATTTATCGTTGGATTCCATTGAACGGTGACATGGCTGGTCTATGTGTTCGTACAGATGACAATACAGACCCATGGTTCTCACCAGCTGGTTATTCACGTGGCGCAGTTAAGAACGTTGTTAAATTGGCATGGAATCCAAACCAAGCACAACGTGACACGATTTATTCTGCCGCTGTTAACCCAGTTGTTTCATTACCTGGTCAAGGTACATTGTTGTTCGGTGACAAAACACTTACAACACAACCATCAGCATTCAGCAGAATTAATGTCCGCCGTCTGTTTATTGTTCTCGAAAAAGCAATTTCAAATGCATCTAAATTCTCATTGTTTGAACTCAACGATGAATTTACACGTGCTCAATTCGTTGCTCTAGTAGAACCTTTCTTGCGTGATATTAAAGGTCGCCGTGGCATCTATGACTACCGTGTTGTTTGTGACTCAACAAATAATACACAAGCAGTTATTGATGGCAACAGATTTGTTGGTGACATTTATATTAAGCCAGCACGTTCAATCAACTACATTCAATTGAATTTCATCGCAGTTCGCTCTGGTGTACAATTCAGCGAAATCGTTGGTGGCGCTTAATAAATAATAAGAAATAGGAGAAACAAATGGCTTTCAACGTAACAGAGTTTCGTGCAAATCTCATTGGAGATGGTGCTCGTCCCAACCTGTTCCAAGTCACAATGACTTTCCCAACTTATACTAACGATTCAGTAAATTCTGGACAAGCACTAACATTCCTGTGTAAGACTGCACAATTACCAGGTTCAACTGTTGGTACTGTACCATTATTTTACTTCGGTCGTGAGTTGAAGTTTGCTGGAAATAGAAACTTTGCTGACTGGACAATCACAATCATCAACGATGAAAACTTCAAAGTGCGTAAAGCCTTTGAATCTTGGATGAACGGTATCAATTCTCATGGCGCTAACGTGCGTAATGGTTCTGCCGTAACACCAACAGGTTATTCAGTTGATGCTAAAGTAGACCAATATGATAAAGCAGGCAACATCATCAAATCATATAAATTTGTTGGTGCTTTCCCTGTTGACTTGTCACCAATTGACTTAGATTGGGGTGCAAATGATTCTATCGAAGAATTTACTGCAACTCTAGCATATCAATGGTGGGAGTCTGATACTACTTCCTAATTTTGTAGAGGGGGAATACGTTCCCCCTTATTATGTTTATTTGAAATGGATTTAAAAATATGGCACTAAGTTTATTCGGCTTTCAGATTTCTCGACAAAAGGCTGACATTGAACAGCAGTCAGAGAAGACCTTTGCTCCACCTTCTAACGAAGATGGGGCTTTAACCATTTCGTCTGCCGCTTATTACGGTACATATGTTGATTTAGATGGCACAGCAAAGAATGAGGTTGAATTAATCTCTCGCTACCGTGAAATGGCAATGCAACCAGAGATTGAATCTGCTATTGATGATATCGTTAACGAGGCAATTGTCCAGAACGACAACGGCAAATCAGTACGTATCATTATGGACGATTTGAAGCAACCAGAAAAAATTAAAAAAGCCATCGAAGAAGAATTTACAAACGTTCTTCACCTAATGAATTACCAAAATATGTCTACGGATACTTTCCGTAGATTCTATATTGATGGTAGAATTTTCTACCACATTATTTTAGACGAAAAGAACCCAACAGAGGGTATCAAAGCACTCAGATATATTGATCCACGCAAGATTCGTAAAGTGCGTGAGATTAAAAAAGACAAAGACACTGGCACTTCAGTTGACGTTGTTCAAACAGTTAATGAATACTACATCTACAACGACAAAGTAGTATCAGGTTCTTCTTCTAGCTACGGACCAGTTGGTGTTCGTATTGCTAAAGACGCTATTATCAATGTTAATTCTGGTCTAATGGATTCTCGTAGAGCGGTTGTTCTGTCCTATCTACACAAGGCAATTAAACCTCTGAATCAACTCCGCATGATTGAAGATGCTACGGTTATTTACCGCATCTCACGTGCTCCAGAACGTAGAATTTTCTACATTGACGTTGGTAATCTACCAAAGTTAAAAGCGGAACAATATCTCCGTGACATTATGGTCAAGTACAAAAACAAGTTGGTGTATGATGCACAGACTGGTGAAGTACGTGATGATCGTAAATTCCTTTCTATGATGGAAGATTTCTGGTTACCTCGCCGTGAAGGTGGTAAAGGTACAGAGATTACCACACTACCAGGTGGTCAGAATCTTGGTGAACTAGAAGACGTTAAGTATTTCGAAAAGAAACTATACAAGTCACTCAACGTGCCAGTGTCTAGACTTGATCCAAATCAGTCTGGATTCTCTCTAGGACGTGTTGGTGAGATCACCCGTGATGAAGTTAAGTTCTCTAAGTTTGTTGATCGTCAACGTCAGAAGTTTTCTGAAATCTTTTCACAAGCACTCCGTGTACAATGTGTCCTAAAAGGTATTTGTACCGATGATGAATACAATGAATTCAAAGAATACATTTACTTTGACTTCATAAAAGACAATAATTTTGCCGAACTTTCAGAGGCAGAATTGGTACGTGAACGTCTATCTCTACTTGGCTCAGTTGATCCATATGTTGGTCGTTACTACTCAATGGAATGGATCCAACGTAATGTTCTACGTCTAACAGACGATGACATGAAAGAGATGCGTAAACAGATTGATGCCGAAAAGGCAGCCGGTCTAATTATGGATCCAATGCAGATTGCACAGCAAGGCCAACAAGAGTTAATGAATCCTGATGGTGCAGGTGGTGCACCAGCGGCTG